TTATCTAACTTTGGTTTAGCTTTCATTTTCTTTTTAAAATGTAATGTTCGTAAGAAAGCTCCTCTAGTTAAATCTCTTGCATTCTCTTCTTGTGCAGAGAAATATCTAACAATATCTTTATTCATTAAAGCCTGTAGATAGTTAGTTAAACCATCTATAGCTTTCATCTCTTGAAATATTTTCTTTTCTAATTCAGGGTCTATTATTGTCCCCAATATATCACCATACCTTCCTAATAGCTCTTGTTCTAATTCGTCTATTGTGAATTTATCCATATATTAACAAGTCATATTTGACTGAAGATTAGCTAATTGTCCTAATTGTGAACCAGCTTCACCACCTTTTGCTCCTCTTGTCAAGTTGTTGGCAGTGTTTTGTGTTGGGTCAGTACCCATACCTTTATCAACCTCTCGACCTGGGTCTGGTTGTGGATTAAGAACATTCTTATTAATTATCTTCGTAGGGTCATCTCCCATCTTCTCTGCTGTCATAGCAAGTAGTTCTTCTTTGTCTACCATTTCTGGGAAGAAACTTAGGTATACTCTTACCTTCTCTAACTGTAGAGCCTTCTCAATCTCTTGTGAGCCTTCACTCTTAGGAGATACGACTAATACAATATCTGATCTAAAGTTACGTATGTATCCTGGTGTGATAGCATCTATCTCTATCTTCTGTCCAGATTCCTTTTCTGTTATCTTTGACCTTGCTTGTAGTTGTTGTTTGTTAGGTAAGTTTGCTCTACTCTTATAGAACTCAATTATCTTGTTACCTCTCTTACCACTTGTTAATACTGTGTTGTTTACTTTAAAGGAATTGAATACTTCATTGCTATCATTAACTCCATCTTTTCCAAGAATACTTTGTAGTACTGGGAATTTAGGGTCTGTCCAAGCCTGTAAAATGTTAGCTCCTTTTAAGAAAGCCTTTCTCTTAATAGCAGTCTTAGCCATTCGTGTGAATATACCTAGTATAGCTGTAACTCCTTCTGCTGCGACAGAGATTTCTCGTGCCGTAGTTCTATCTCCCTGTCCAGCGATACCCTGAGATACTGCGTCAACAGAAGACTCTGCCATTACATTCCTTGTATATTCTAATATAAATTGATGCCAGTTATCAGGAGTTCCTGGTTCTAGCTTCATTATTGATTGATTGATAGGTAATCCCTGTGTATCATAAGGAATCCTTCTTCCTGGTCGTAGATAATCATCTTCTATATCATCGTAGCCAGCCATTAGTATAGGTGGGAAAATAGATAGGAATGATTGGTCTAATAACATATTAGTCAATACGTTTAGTATATCTTGCCATGCACTTAACCTATCTGGTAGTGATTTACCATAGAAGAAATCTGCACCAAAGAAATCAAACCTAACATCAAAGAAAGGTAATTCCTTATGGTTGAATGGTAATGGAGATGCCTCCATGTTTCCATTCTTATCTATAATTGGGTTTAACCACAAACCATTAGCTATAATAACAAACTGGTCATTATCAGCATCATAGTATCTTAGTACTTCTACGTTTCCTTCTTCTGTGAAATCTGAAATATAATCTCTATAGTATGGTCGTAATTCATCTTCACCATAAATAGATTTGAATGGTAGTACATCCTTGTATCTTGGATACATTGTCCATTCGTTATGAAATTGTTCCCAAGTGATTTCGCTTCTCCAGAAACAATATGGTTGTTTTTTAATATTATTAATACCTACAGAAGCTGGGTAAAATTCCTCTAAAGGAACTATGTAAGCAGGTAGTCTAACTTCTTTCTCTGTATATTCTTCTACAGTTAAGTCACCACCAATACCCTTGACATTTCTCTTTTTTCGTGTCTTAGTAAAGATATCTTCATATCCAATAGCAGTCCCTTTAACAATAGCTTCCAATAAAAAGTAGACCATGAATTCATCATAGTCATCTAAATCTTCTGCATACTCATACAGAGCTGTTAATATTGTGCCCTTTCTATAATCTTCATCACCTCTTCCCTTGAACTGTGCCATTGGAAGTACTGATGTAACCTTACCTAAAACAGCCAAAACTTTAGACCTTGTAATCTGGTCATGTGCTCTAGCTTGCCAATCTTCTATACCTTCTCTCTCGTCGATATTTGTTGTAAATCGTCTAACAGAATCTTCAATATAATCTATGATATTTCTATTATCTAAATATTCATAAGACCTAAATCTTTGGTCACTACAATAACGAAACTTATCAGTCATCTCACTGAGTAATAGTTTCTCATCTACTGTAGGGATTTCAGATTTATTATCGTTTGATATATCTGTTAGGATAGTTTTTTCTTTTCCCATATTCATTTCATTATAACACAAAGCGATTTAAAAGTCAAATCTATTTGACTACCATTGTAGAACATGCTAACTCTGCCTCCTTATTATGTTCTGCACTATGTCGCATCATGTATACATTTGTTTGTAATGAATCTAATGATTCCTTATAACCTTCTACATAATTTTTAAGTTTCCTTGTCAGTTCTGCTTTATCTTCTTTCTTCTCCCAGAATGTTCTATCTTCGAATCTATTATCGATTTCATCAATATCGTACCCTATAGGGGGCATTTCTTGATAACACTCCCCAATGTACCCTTTGTTAAAATAAATGCGGTAGAAGCCATGTTTAATACGTTTAACTTTAATATGTGGACTTATACGTTTACAGTCCTTTAAAAACCTTCTAAAATACCTACTACCTGTATGTTTATACGCTTGTCTAAAATCTCCATGCATAATATTTTATTTAAATCCTATAATTTTTTCTTCTGATTCTAATACATCTTCTGCTAATTCAACTGTCACTATCTCTAGTTTAGCTTCATTCTTTAATGCGTCTTGTATATCCTTAGCAAAACCAAATTTAATTATTCTATATTTTTTCATCATAAATGTGAATAAAATGAATATTTAATTCATATTAATATCCTACTGCCCTTTTCTTAGTAAACCTTTGACCCTTGACAAACTTATCTTTTACTTTTCTAACTTTATGACTCCTATCTCTTAAACCTAATGCCAAATATTCTAAGGCAGAACGATAATGTGAAGTACCATCATGTCGTGGTTTAAGTGATACTGTAAACTCTATACCCTCTCTTTTAACTTTAGGATAAGCTGCATTCATTATACATAAATCAAACCATTTAGTATCATCATTCATATTTAGTTCTATACCATTAAATATAAGTTTCTTAGTTTCTCCTTTCCTAGCTGTAAAATGTTTCCATTCATCTCTATAGTTCATTATAATACCATGGTCTCTTAGAACAGATATAACAGTATCATCAGTTACATTATTCTGGAATCTACCAGCAGGATCACCAAAGTGTGTCCCATGTTTCCAATACTTATGTTCATCTATCTTCTCTAAGTCTCTATCTGTATATTGATATGAATTATCTGATTCAACTATTCCAGTAATAAAAGGTACAAAGAAATCAATATTCTTATTACTCATTTGATATGTATCAATGATTCTTAATTTACCATTGATTAATTGTGACCAGATAATAGCTGTATCATCAGTTTTACCAAAGTCCCAACCAGTATATAGTGGTAGACTAGGGTCATATTTGAATATTCCCTTCTCTACATTCTTTTCATTCCAGTCAGGATATACCTTACCTGTTAGAGATTTAGAATATGATATGTCTACTTCCTGTGCCAGTTCTTCTTTTGTTCTAGTTGCTTTCTCAAATTCATACCAAGAAGCATCTTTGAAAGGATGTTGAGACCAATGCATAGTGTGAATACTAATTAACATCTCTCTAATCATAGCATAATAGTTATATCCATTAGGAGTAGAGTTAGCTAATCTACAGTTAGTAGAGTCTTTAGAACCTTCCCAAGCTCCCTTAGCATAGTCCCAGAATCCTAACTCATCGAATAGGATAGCAGTCTTACGTGCACCTCTACCGAACTTCTCACTCATAGTATCACCTGTTATTTCATTTCCATTAACAGGATTCTTTAACAACATCTTCTTCTTATGTTGTTTCATATTAAAACGTTTTGGTAATATCCACTGTGGTAATGATTCAATAGTATATTCTATCTTACCAAAGAGAGAATCAATAGAACCATTATCAACTAATGCTTCCTTATAAGAACCAATTAGTATAGCTGTACCCTCACCAAATAACCAATACCATATAGGTATATATACAAAAAATATCCATGATGCTCCCATGTCTCTTGATTTCTCAGCAAAAGCATCTTCACCTTTATCAATCCTATCTATAAACCACTTTGATGCATCCTCTTGGAAATCAAAGGCTATGAAAGGAAGATGTTTAACCTCTGTCTTAGGGGAGTAAGTCCAAGCAAAGTTATTTAACCAAAATAAGAAACCTTCCTTATTATTATAAGAGCCATCTGTTTGTATACCCTTACATAGTTCTATAGTCCTTGCTCTGGACAGGGTATAGTTCTTACGACCAGTGTAACATGCATCATTAATCTTGGCACGAAGTTCTAACTT